ATAATTCTTCAAATGGTTTCATATTTTCTTTTACTATTTTTGCATGATTTTCTTTATCAGTTTTCAATACCCATTCTAAAAATATAGGTTCATCCTTTAAATCTTTTTTTATTTGTGGTATTTTATACGACTTATCAAAGAAAGCCCATCTTTTAACCAATCCCTCTAATACCTTCGGTGATATTTTCTTTAATTGTTTTAAAATAAATTGTTCCCACCATTTTTGATGATATAAACCTAATGTGTCGTTATCTGATAATCCAAACTTAGATTGTAATTTTTGTAATCTTCCTAAAAACTTACCTTTCATCTTACCAAAGTCTTGATGTTTTGGAACATCTAAAAATACAGGTTTTCCAATTGAATATTTCTTTTGTATGTTTTGGTTTCTTTGTTGAATCATACCTGCAAGTATTCTACCACTACCAGAAACTTCACCTTTAACATTTCCCTTATCATCATATTTCAGTGCTCCGTGAAATACTAATTCCGTTACATCATAATCAATCACATTAGCAGATGATGGATACATCACTTCTAAATTCATAAAATTATATCCATTATTAAATATTTTATCTCTTTGTTTGTCTGATAAAGACTTAATTGCTTTTTCTAAATCATTCATCGCATATACAAATGCATTTCTAATACTACCTCTACCTTTAAACTTACTTGCTATTCCTTTTTTAGTTAATGCAGTCTTTCCACCATTCTTTATGTGTCCTTTGTTTCTAGCTGCAATAAGTTTTCCATCTTTCCAACTTATCATAATGTTCTGTCCATCCAATTTTTCTGTAACTCCATCTTCACGACTTAATGTTCCACCCAATCCACTTTCAATAATTTTCTTTAAATCACCAAAAGTTAAATCTTTGTCATCAAATGGATGTGCCATATGTCCGTAAGCACCACCTTCCATTAACAATCCTTCTTTATACAATACTCTTAAATTACCTTTTTCAATCTTTTTATCCGTATGTA